ATGAAAAATACTGTTTATTTGAACAGTAATAAAATTATTAATGCTGATTCCCTTTGTTATATCAAAACCCTGCCTGATAACTGTATCGACCTGATCGCAACCGACCCGCCTTATTTCAGGGTTAAGTCATGTAAATGGGATAATCAGTGGGAAAGTGAATCGGCATATCTCGTCTGGTTAGATGAGCTACTGGCTGAGTTCTGGCGAGTGCTAAAACCCTCCGGTAGTCTTTATATGTTCTGCGGTTCTCGTCTGGCTGCTGATACCGAGATTTTGGTACGCGGCCGCTTCAATGTGCTGAACCATATTATCTGGGCTAAACCATCCGGCCCGTGGCGGCGAATGCATAAAGAGGATTTGCGCTCTTACTTCCCTGCAACTGAGCGGATTATCTTTGCAGAGCATTATGCGGGGCCATTCACGCCCAAGGGCAGCACTTATGCCGACAAATGCAAAACACTGAAACAGAATGTCTTCAAGCCATTGATTGATTATTTCCGGTTGGCCAGAGCATCGCTTGGCGTGTCGGCAAAGGCTATAAATGAGGCGACAGGTCGGCAAATGTCGAGCCATTGGTTTAGCGAAAGTCAGTGGCAGCTGCCAAACGCCGAACAATATGCAGCCTTACAATCTCTCTTTGATCGTATAGCAGCGGAAAAACATCATCAGGGAACGTTAGATAAGCCCCATCATGAATTGATAGCGGAATATCAGACGTTAAATCGGCGGTATTTAGAGTTGAGCCTTGAGTATGAAGCATTGCGGCGACCATTTACGGTGACTGCAGATGTGCCTTATACCGATGTTTGGACTTACCCTTCTGTTGCTTATTACCCCGGCAAGCACCCTTGTGAGAAGCCGGCTGAATTAATGGAACATATAATCAGGTCTAGCAGTAGACCGGGTGATGTGGTTGCTGATTTCTTTCTGGGATCTGGGGCTACGCTCAAGGCAGCTATAAAGCTAGGCAGGGTAGGGATAGGGGTAGAGCTTGAAGAAGAGCGATTTAATCAGACAGTAGAAGAAATCAGATCATTACTTACTTAACCTCAACGCACGTAGTTGGGGTTTTTCTGTTTTAGCCCATCAGTCACCCAATCAACTCCACACACACTATTAACAGATGAGTGGCTGCGCTGGTGGGCTAAATTCCTTAACTACGCGCCCAACCCGCTGACCGGGAGGGGGAGACTATGAAGATGAGCAATATAACAACAGCGGTCTCCTATACCGTGTCGGGTGGTAGTTTTATTTTTTGGGTTAAAGAGCTGATCGCCGGATTCACCCCTGATGAGTGGACGGTTATCGGCGTTCTTGGCTCGTTATTCTTTATGGCCCTGACATTCATGCTTAATGCTGGCGTCAAGATTTGGGATCGTCGCCACGGCTATAAACCGGATGGTGAGTGATGGCCTCGACAAAAAGCAAACTCAGCGCTGCGGTTCTTGGCTTGGTTTTAGCAGGTGCGCCAGCATCAATTATTCTCAGTCAATTTCTGGATGAGAAAGAGGGTAACCGGCTTTCAGCTTATCCCGATGGTAAGGGGCTTTGGACTATCTGCCGTGGCGCCACAATGGTTGATGGCAAACCGGTAGTGAAAGGGATGAAGCTGTCAGCGGACAAGTGTGCTGCGGTGAATCAGCTAGAGGCTGACAAAGCTATTAGCTGGGTTAAGAAAAATGTCCGGGTACCGCTGACGGAACCACAGATTGCCGGCATCGCGTCATTTTGCCCCTATAACATCGGCCCGAGTAAATGTTTCACCGCCACGTTCTATAAAAAACTCAATGCAGGTGATCGCAAAGGTGCTTGCGCTGAGATCAAACGCTGGGTTCACGACGGCGGCAAGGATTGCAATATTCGCTCAAATAACTGTTACGGGCAGATAGAACGCCGCGCACAGGAAAGCGAACTGACCTGTTGGGGGCTGGATGAATAAAGCCATTGGGATTGTTATTGCCTTGCTGGTGGTGATTGTGTCAGCTCTGCTCTTTAACAGTTACCGCCTCGCAAATCAGGTCGAAAAAACAGAAGCGGAGCTGGTGGCTGAACAGGCCACTAATGTTGTGCTGGGTAATATCATCGATGCATACCAGGTGAATGACGCCGCCAACCGTGCCGCCACAGCCCGCCAGCTAGATAACGAGAGGAAGCTACGCAATGAAAGTGATGAACGACTCAGGCGGTTCAAGGCTGCGGGTGTCGGGGATTCGTGTATTGATAGCAGGATGCCTGATAGCAACATTAGCATCCTGCAAGAGTAGCCCACCAGCACCTAGAGCAGCCGAATTAATCCAGTTGTGGCCCCCTGAATCGGCATTAACTCAATGTGAGGTACCGGAGTTCGTCGGTACTACCTGGGGCGATAGCGGGTTGTATGCGCTAGCCCTCAAGCGTGAGTTGCGGATCTGTAAAGGGCGGCTCGATGAAATCATTAGTTGGCGGCAGAACGCGGGTAGGAAGTTATGAATGAACTGATCAGCGCTTTACTGGGGTTGTTAGCTAAGTAGCGAAATGCCGAGTCGTTGCAACCGACCCGGCATAAATGGCAATTAACATTACTTATTTACTTATTTCTTCTTGCTGTCTGGGGTTTTGTTGATTAGTTCCCACTCATGCCCTTTATGGGTTGTAGGTGGAAGCTTTTCATTATCCTTAACAGTTGCATAGTTATCTTTCTTACCACCGCGTGGACCTACTTCTTGCCAAATACCACCATCATCAGTGAACGAACCAGGCTTTTGGGCCATGTGTAATACCTCTATTAGCGATGTCTTCTTGACAACATTTAAGAAATTGGGGTTGTGTATTTATTTTTCAATATGGATTATTTAAAAATATTTATGTTTATTAACATCTTGTGATCTGGATCTAATATGCCCCCACGAATCCCCCGCGCCTGCCGTAAGCATGGGTGCCGCAATACTACGATCCACAGCACTGGTTATTGTCCTGAGCATCAGAACACCGGATGGGAGAACCACCAGCAGGGCAAGACCAGGCATGAGCGTGGTTATGGTGCCAATTGGGATAAGCTGAAACCATTGATAAAGGCCAGAGACAAAGGGCTATGTCAGCAGTGTCTGCGTGAAGGTCTGGTGGTGTCGGGTACAACGGTCGATCACATCAGGGCTAAGGCTCATGGTGGTACTGATGACCCATCCAATCTTGAACTGCTGTGCTGGCCACACCATAGAAAGAAGACTGCGACCGAACGAATCAAGTGATAATGATTATCAACATCACCAATGTGAGCACCAAAACGGTGCATCATCACATCAAATGAGAATCAATATCATCAATGGGAGGGGGGGATCGAATCTCTGCAGCCCTTGTCCTACCGTACCGCCAGCCTCGTCAAATTTTTATACGTCCGAAATAAGAAATCTTTTTTCGATAATTTTTAACATTTGGAGTCATCAATGGGAACAGCGATGAGGGCTGCTGGTGGGGGAAGAAAACAGAATTCACCCACCAAAAATAAAAGCAGTCTGACCCGAATTGCTCCCCCAAAAGAATTATTGAGCGAGACGGCGATCGGACTTTGGAAAACGCAAAGCAAAATCCTGATCGAGCGCGGCACGTTCGAATTAGAAGATGCACCTCTGTTACTTGCCTACTGCAATTCCTTTCACCTGATGATTACCGCTGAAAAAGTTATCACCAAACTGGCGCTCAAGGATCTTGAGAACTTGGGTCTGGCTGATCTCGGCGGTACCGGTGGATTAAAAAAACATCCGGCAGTTGCCGTCCGTAACGACTGTGTTTCTCAACTGGCGCGCCTCGGCTCGCTGCTCGGTCTAGATCCCCTTAGCCGAATAAGAATGACCGGGGGAAGTTCACCAGAGGAAGAAGAGAACGAATTCGACGAGTTTTAACTATGGCAACATACCCTCACGTAAATGCAGCAAATCAGTATGCGCGGGATGTGGTCAGCGGAAAGATAATTGCGGGTTTATATGTCATTGCCGCCTGTCAGCGTCACATTGATGATCTGGCTGAGTCCAAAAATAAAAATTACCCATACCGGTTTGATAAAGATAAAGCGGAGCGGGCCTGTCGGTTTATTGGGTTAATGCCCCACACCAAAGGCGAGTGGGCGAGAAAACGGCTAAAAATAACACTGGAACCCTGGCAGCAATTTATCTTTGCTGTTGGGTTCGGTTGGCTAAAGAAGAAAAACAAACTCCGTCGCTTCACTGAGATTTATGTCGAGGTGCCTCGGAAAAACGGTAAATCCCTGATTGCCGCTGGCGTTGGCAATTATATGTTCTGCGCTGACGGAGAGTTTGGCGCGGAAGTTTATTGCGGTGCGGTGACAGAAAAGCAGGCGTGGAAGGTGTTTCAGCCTGCGCTGCTGATGGTGCAAAAACTGCCTGCGATGCGGAAGAAATTTTCTATTAAACCGTGGGCTAAAAAAATGACTCGGCCGGATGGTTCGGTATTTGAGCCTGTCATTGGTGATCCGGGTGATGGTGATTCGCCGTCATGCGCCATCATTGACGAGTATCACGAACATGCCACGGACTCGCTGTATACCACGATGACCACTGGCATGGGGTCGCGAAGCCAGCCAATGACGCTGATCATTACCACGGCGGGCTTTGATATGCAGTCGCCCTGTTATGAGAAGCGTACGCAAATTGTGGAAATATTGGAGGGTATCCGCAAAGGTGGCGAAAGCGATCACATCTTCGGGATTATTTATACCCTCGATAAAGGTGATGATTGGACTCAGCCGGAAGCCTTAGCCAAAGCCAACCCCAATATGGGGGTTTCCATTGAACCTGATTTTCTGCGGGCTAAACAACAACTGGCCATTTCAACACCCAGCCAGACCAACAAGATTAAAACCAAACACTTCAACATTTGGGTAACGGCTAAATCCGCTTATTACAATATGGAGAAGTGGAAGGATGCAACGGACAGAAGCCTCACTCTTGAGCAGTTTAACGGGGAGGAGTGCTATCTCGGCATCGACCTGGCTTCTAAGCTGGACTTGAACTGTGCTTGCCCCATATTTATGCGGGAAATAAACGGCAGGAAGCATTATTACTGTGTCGGCGCGATGTTCTGGGCACCGGAAGATACCATCTATTCAACCGCAACCGAGCTAAAACGCACCGCAGAACGTTATCAAAATTTTGTTCAACAGGGCTTTTTAATCCCCACGGACGGCGCGGAAGTCGATAACCGGCTTATTTTTGAGACGATTTCTAAGCTGAATAAGCAGGTAAAAATAGTCTCTTCCCCCATTGACCCACATGGCGCAACCAGTCTTTCACATCTTCTGGATGAAGAGGGGGTGTCGCCCATTATCATCACGCAAAACTTTACCAATATGAGTGATCCAATGCGGGAGATTGAAGCGGCACTTGCTGCCGGGCGTTTTCATCATGACGGCAACCCCATCATGCAGTGGTGCATGACCAACGTGATTGGTCGCTATTACCCAGGCAGTGATGATCGGGTGCGACCAACCAAGCAGGGTGATGAAAACAAAATTGATGGGGCTGTTGCGGGAATTATGGCGGTTGGTCGGGCTATGTTGAACGACATCGAAAAAACTCTTTCTGATCACCTTGTTTCTCACGGGATCCGCTCTCTTTAAAGGCAACTCTATGATCCAATTCCTGACAATTTTGTCCTTAATTGTGGGGCTTATCGGTGCTGCACTGCTTTCCTATGGTGCGTGGTTGATTCTCCCCGCCATGGGTTTTTCGGTTGCTGGTGGCTTATGCCTCGCATGGTCTTATCTGGTTTCCAGATCGGTGGCTCAAAAACCCAATGACAATGGTGGAGGGGCTTAATGTTTTTTCCAAATATGTTTAAGTCCGCGCCGGATACTGCTCGTGTTACTACCCCTGCTGAATTAGCCGAAGTAGTGGGCATGACATACGACACTTATACCGGCTTGAGGGTGAGCAGCCAAAAGGCGATGCGCCTTACCGCTGTGTTTGGTTGTATTCGCGTTCTGGCTGAGTCAGTCGGTATGCTGCCTTGCAACCTTTACAAATCAGCTAATGGTCGGCGGGAAAAAGTCCCAAAAGAGCGGCTTTCTAAACTGTTATCTCTTAAGCCCAATGGATACATGACCCCACAAGAGTTCTGGGAGTTACTGATAGTCTGTCTGTGTCTGCGAGGTAATTTCTACGCCTACAAAGTCAAGGCGCTGGGTGAGGTAGTGGAGTTGTTACCGCTTGACCCTGGCAGTGTTGAACCAAAATTGAATAGTCAGTGGGAACCGGTATACCGGGTTACTTTTCCTGATGGTAGCACTGATGTTTTATCGCAAGATGATATTTGGCATGTTCGTATTCTCACACTTGATGGGCTAAATGGTTTAAACCCCATTGCTTATGCCCGTGAAGCGATATCGCTGGGGCTGGCCACTGAAGAACACGGCTCGCGGCTATTCAAAAATGGCGCAGTGACATCAGGTGTTCTACGGACTGAACAGACGTTAACTGACGCAGCTTATGCGCGGCTTAAGGGCGATTTTGAGGACCGGCATTCTGGGCTGGTTAATGCCCATAAGCCGATGATCCTTGAAATGGGCCTCGACTGGAAAGCCATGGGGATGAACGCTGAAGATAGCCAGTTCCTTGAAACCCGTAAATTTCAACTTGAAGAGATATGTCGCCTGTTTCGGGTGCCTATGCATCTGGTGCAAAACACCGACCATGCGACATTCAGTAATATTGAAAATCTCGGTATTGGTTTTATTAATTATTCTTTGGTGCCTTACCTCACTCGCATCGAGCAACGTATCAATATCGGTCTGGTGCGCGAGTCAAAGCAGGGGGAGTTTTACGCCAAATTTAATGCGGGTGCGTTATTACGGGGAGATATGAAGTCTCGTTTTGAGTCTTATGCGACCGGAATTAACTGGGGCATATTCTCACCGAATGACTGCCTCGAACTGGAAGATAGAAACCCACGTCCGGGCGGTGACATCTACCTCACGCCGATGAACATGACCACCAAACCGCAAGAAAGCAAAACCAAACCCACTGAGGATCAAAAGCATGCTGACTAAGCAACGCATGGATTTCCCGCTAAAGCTGAAATCGGTCAGTGACTCGGGAGAGTTTGAGGGCTACGGCTCCGTCTTTGGCGTGAAAGACAGCTATGACGATATTGTTGTACCGGGTGCTTTCATCAAATCACTGAATGCATGGCGGGATAAAAATGCCCTGCCTGCCATGCTATGGCAGCACCGCATGGATGAACCGATCGGCATTTATACCGAAATGAAAGAGGATGATGTCGGGTTGTTTGTTAAGGGGCGATTGCTCATTGACGACGACCCACTTGCTAAACGCGCTCACGCACACATGAAGGCCGGTTCTTTAACCGGCCTTTCTATTGGGTACATGCTCAAGGATTGGGAGTACGACCGCAATAAAGAAGCGTATTTACTGAAGGAGGTCGATCTGTGGGAAGTCAGCCCGGTGACATTTCCGTCTAACGATGAGGCGCGGGTTAGTGATGTGAAATCTGCTTTTGCCCGTGGTGAAACCCCATCCCCTAAAAGTATTGAAAGAGTCCTGCGCGACGTTGGGCTTTCTCGCACTCAGGCCAAAGCATTTATGGCTGAAGGATATGGCGCAATCTCTCTGCGTGAAGCAGATGAGGTTAATGACGCGCTTAATGCACTCAAATCTATTAAATTTTAATTTGGAGAATTACCCATGGCTGTTGAAACTAAAGATGTAGAGCAGGTCGCGCAGGAACTTAATCAGAGATTCTCTGAGTTTAAAGAGAAGAATGACAAGCGCATTGACGCGATCGAGCAGGAAAAAGGCAAGTTGGCGGGTGATGTTGAAACATTAAACGGCAAGCTGTCAGAGTTGGACAACTTAAAAACCAGCTTAGAAGAAGAAATTAAGTCACTGAAACGTCCAGGCGGCGGTACCAACACCAAAGCAGCGACTGAGCACAAATCTGCCTTTATGCAGTTTGTTCGTAAGGGTAAAGATGATGGCCTGCGTGAACTGGAGCAGAAAGCGCTAAATACCGGTACTGATGCGGATGGCGGCTATGCAGTGCCTGAAGAGTTAGATCGTACCTTGCTGGATATCCTGAAAAATGAAGTGATTATGCGTCAGGAATCCACTGTTATTACCGTGGGTACCAGTGACTATAAGAAACTAGTGAATTTGCATGGTGCAGGTTCCGGCTGGGTGGGGGAACAGGCGGCTCGTCCGGCAACTAATACACCACAGTTGGCGCAAATTGTTCCTTTTATGGGGGAAATTTACGGTAACCCGCAAGCCACTCAAACCATGTTAGATGATGGTTTTTTTGATGTTGAATCGTGGATTAATAGTTCTTTGAGTCTGGAGTTCTCTGAACAGGAAGAGATTGCATTCACTAACGGAACCGGCGTCCTGAAACCAAAAGGTTTTCTGGCATACACCTCAACTGATGAGAAAGATAGCGTACGTGAATTTGGTAAGCTGCAACACCTTCTCTCTGGTGCTGCCGCTGCAGTGACCGCCGACAGTATCATTCAAATGATTTACACCCTGCGCAAAGTTCATCGCAACGGTGCTAAGTTTATGATGAATAATAACTCATTGTTCAAAATCCGCATTTTGAAAGATGAGCGTGGTGATTACCTGTGGCGTCCAGGCTTAGAGCTTGATCAGCCGTCTATGTTGGCCGGTTATGGCATTGCTGAAAATGAGCAAATGCCGGATATCGTTGCAGATGCCAAAGCGATTGCATTCGGTAACTTCAAGCGCGGTTACACCATTGTTGACCGTATCGGCACCCGTATTCTGCGTGACCCATATACCAATAAACCTTTTGTTGGTTTCTATACCACTAAGCGTACTGGTGGGATGCTGGCTGATTCTCAGGCTATCAAGCTGCTGAAAATTGGCGCTGCTGCATAACATTGCCAATTAATCCAATGGGGCCTGATGGCCCCTTTCTTTTGAGGTGTCTATGCACAAACTGACTAAAAACCTTGATTGGTCGCCTGACGGTTGCCATGTTGAAACCCTGCCTGCGGGTGAATATGAAGAGTTGCCCGCCCGCGTTCTGGTGATTGCTTCACAGTTAAACATTCTGGAATTGGTTGACGCCCAGTTGCTGGGGCAAAAAGCTGATGAGCAGCCAGAGCAGCCAGAGCAGCCAGAGCAGCTAACGGATAAAAAGGGTAAGAAATAATACCTCTGAGGGCTAATCATGTTACTGAAAATCGAACAAATAAAAGCCCAGTGTAAAATTGATCCGGAGTTCAATCATGAGAATGAGTTACTAACACTTTATGCCGAAGCAGCAGAAAAGAAGGTAGCCAGCCACTTAAACCGGAATATTTATGAGACTGAGGTGCCGGAAACCGATCCTGATGGGCTGATTGTCAGTAGTGATATCAAACTGGCTATGTTGGCGCTCATTAGCCATTGGTATGAAAACCGCTCGTCAGTCAGTGATTACGAACAGTCAGAAGTGCCGATGAGTTTTTATTTTCTGGTCGGTTCCTACAGGTTTAGCCCATGACTCAACGCCGTTTCACTGAAATCAACGCCACTTATCGGCCACCGGCCCCCGGTGAACTGAATAAACGCGCCCAATTCCGTACCCGCGAAGATGTTCCCGGCAACGGGCATATGGGGGTTGATACTGTCTACCACAATACCTTCGATACTTGGGCCAAACTGGCGGCGGTAGGTGATTCGGTCCGTATCGGTTCGGTGCAGATTGATGTCGCTATTACTCACCGCATTGTTATCCGCTACCGAACGGGTGTCACCACCGATGATGAAGTGGTGATCAATAAAATGGTTTATCGGGTTAAGGGCACCACGAACCTGAATGAAGCCAGTCGCTTTCTTGTTATCACTGCTGAAGAGCTGGGTACCGTGGAAGCTATCGGGGAGGGGCATTAATGGGTATTGAAAACTCAACCAGCGGTTTATACCTGCATGTCGATTTTGCTAAAGCGCCGGAGCTAACCTTTAACAAAGCGCGCGTCCGGCGGGCATTTGTCACCGTCGGGCAGAGTGTGTTGCGTGAATCGCGGCGCCTGGTGGCGCGGCGGGCGATATCGAAAGCCGGAGAAGCACCAGGCTACCGAACAGGGGCGCTGGCTAGATCCATTGGTTTTCGTGTGCCAACCGCGACCGCCAATCGCCCCGGCTTTCTGGTTCGCATCGCCCCCAACCAGAAAGGCGGTAAAGGCTCTCGCCCCATTACCGGGGATTTTTATCCGGCTTTTCTTGATTACGGCGTTCGCCGCAAGGCAAAACGTAATAAAAATCACCGTCGCGGCGGTTCCGGTGGCGATGGCTGGAAAATCAAACCGCGTAAAAACTTTATGGAGCAGGCGCTGCTAAATCGCCGTGCGTGGATTGAACGCGTGCTGTTTGAAGCACTGCAAAGCTCACTGAGGCCGGTTAAAAAATGAAACTCTCATTGATTATTAATGCGCTGCGATTGCGCTGCCCATCATTTGATGGCCGCGTATCCGGTGCTGCTGAATATGCGCCGCTTGCTGAAACGGCAAAAATGAAAATCCCCGCCGCCTGGGTCATTCCGCTGGCTGACAATGTCGGTGAACAAAAGTCACAAACCGACTACTGGCAGGATCTTACTGACGGTTTTGCGGTGATTGTGGTGCTGGATAACACCCCTGATCAGCGTGGGCAAAAAGCCGCTTTTGATGCGGTGGATGATATCCGCGCTGAGTTGTTTAAAGCGCTGTTGGGCTGGGAGCCTGAATCCTGCTATGACCCGATTCAGTATGATGGTGGCAACCTGCTGGATATGAACCGCGCTCACCTTTACTACCAGTATGACTTCTCAGCCATACGGGATATCACAGTGGAAGATACCCACCAGTGGGACGACCTGCAACAGCTTGTCGAGCTGGAGCGGATCATGGTGGATGTCGATTTTATCACCCCTGACGGCACCATTGAACACAAGTTAAACATCCCCCTTAACGACGAGTAACCCCTTATGCATGTGATCCCCAAAGATGGCCGGTCAGTTCCTGACCCGGTCAGAGGTGACTTTTTGCCCGCAGCGGGCCGAAACGTCGATGAAAATATCTACTGGCACCGCCGGGTAGTCTCAGGGGAAGTGACCGTTAAGGCCGCAGAACCTGAAGAAACTGCACCACCGGCACCCCTCGTTCAACCTGAGCAGAAGGCCAAAAAACAATGATCAGCTTTAACCACATCCCAAATGATTTACGGGTGCCGTTGTTCTTTGCCGAAATGGACAACAGCGCGGCGAATACGGCTCAGGATAGCGGGCCATCGCTGATTATCGCCCACGCGCTGGCAACCAGTTCGATTGAGAAAAACACCCTGGTTATTATGCCGTCAGCAGATCGGGCAGGGCAGGTGGCCGGACGGGGTAGCCAGCTCGCACGAATGGTTGCGGCATACCGATCTGTTGATCCCTTTGGGGAGTTGTGGGTGGTTGCGGTGCCTGAAGTGGCGGGCGATCCGGCCACTGGCACCCTCACTGTCACCGGCACAGCACAAGCTTCCGGCACATTGTCGATTTATATCGGCTCTACTCGGGTGCAAGTGGTGGTTACTGCGCTGGATACACCGACCATTATCGGCACCAGCATTGCTGTAGCGGTAAATGCGCTGGTTGATCTACCTGTTATCGCCGCTGCTACGGCGGGCGTGGTCACTATTGAGGCTAAAAATAGCGGACTCACCGGTAACGGCCTGCCTATCAGCCTGAACTATCGCGGCACGGTGGGTGGTGAGCAGAACCCCTCCGGCGTGAATGTGGCGATCGCTCCGCTGGCGGGCGGGGCTGGCGCGCCAAACCTGTCTGCCACTATTGCCACCCTGGGTGATGAGCTGTTTGATTTTATCGCCTTCCCATTCAATGACTCGGCATCACTGGCCACTATCGGCAAAGAGATGAATGACGACAGCGGGCGCTGGAGCTGGTCACGGCAGTTATATGGCCATGTGTACACCGCAAAGGTGGGTGATTTGTCGGATCTGGTGGCTTTTGGTGCCACCTTCAACGACCCACACCTGACCATTGCCGGCTATGAAACCGGCGTCCAGATGGCAACCGACGAACTGGTTGCGGCACGCACCGCACGTAATTCGGTATTTATCCGTAATGATCCGGCACGACCTACGCAAACTGGCCTGTTAAATGATGCGCTTCCAGCCCCGGTGGGGACGCGCTTCATTCTGTCAGAGCAGCAATCACTGTTAACCCATGGCATCGCCACCGCCTACAGCGAGGGCGGGGTGTTACGTATTCAGCGTGATATCACCACCTATCAGAAAAACAGCTACGGCAACGCCGATAACAGCTTCCTTGATAGTGAGACCTTGCATACCAGCGCTTACGTGCTGCGTCGCTTGAAATCGGTGATCACCAGCAAGTACCCGCGCCATAAGCTGGCGAACGATGGCACCCGCTTCGGTGCAGGTCAGGCGATTGTCACGCCGAAGGTTATTAAGGGGGAGATGCTCTCCATTTATCGCCAGTTAGAGCGCGCGGGCATTGTTGAGAACTTTGAGCTGTTCAAACAGCACCTGATCGTCGAGCGCAACGCGGATAACCCTAACCGCCTTGATGTGCTGTTCCCACCTGATTATGTCAATCAACTGCGCGTGTTTGCGCTGCTTAATCAGTTCCGTCTGCAATATAGCGAAGAGGTGGTCTAAATGTCCCGAATTGGCGGCACGTGCTTTTTTAAAATTGATGGTCAGCAATTATCTCTGACTGGCGGCATCGAGGTGCCAATGAACACGGCGGTGAAAGATGATGTGATTGGGCTGGATGGTTCAGTGGATTATAAAGAAACTCACCGCGCACCTTATATCAAAGGGACATTTAAAGTCCCGAAAGAGTACCCGATCAGCAAGATCACTTCCGCAGATACCATGACTATCACCAGTGAGCTGGCGAACAGTCAGGTGTATGTGCTTTCCAGTGCCTGGCTGCATGGTGAAGCGAACCATAATGCCGAGGAAGGTACGGTAGATATGGAATTCCACGGGCAAGAGGGCTTTTACCAATGAAACTGACATTAACAGCACCGATTACCGCGCATGGTGAAGAAGTTACAGAGATTGAGATGAGAGATCCTACGGGTAAGGATGTTCGTGAAATCGGATATCCCTATCAACTTAATCCGGATGAGTCAGTGAAATTATTATCTGCTGCAGTGTGCAAATACATCACTCGACTTGGCAACATCCCACCCAGCGCAGTGGATTCAATGTCTCCGGCCGACTTAAATCTTGCAGGCTGGGCGGTGGCTCGTTTTTTCCTCGGCAGTTAACGCCTGATGATCTTGTTGCCCGCTATTTTAATTGCGCCAAATACTGGGGCATTAATCCAATAGAAATGCTTGATCAGTCATTTTCTTCTCTCGATTTACTGGAGAAACAGGCTATCCGCATAGAGCAGGAGATAAAAAATAATGGCGGATAGTTTCCAGCTAAAAGCACTCATAACAGGTGTTGATAAACTGTCTCCGGCTTTAGGCCGGATTCAGAAGAACATGCGTTCATTTCGTCGGAACCTTGATAAAAGCTCGGCGGGCGCAATGCCATTAGCGGCAGGGTTAGTTGCTGGTTTGGCGGGGGCCGGTATTGCTTTTGCAAAACAGGAGGATGCAGCAACGGGCTTAAAAGTTGCCATGATGGACGCTGGTGGATCTGTCGGTATCGAATTCGAGAAGATCAATAAGCTGGCTGTCGGGTTGGGTAATAAATTGCCCGGCACGACTGCTGATTTCCAAAACATGATGCAGATGCTGGTCAGGCAAGGTATCCCCGCCACTAATATTTTAAGTGGTGTGGGCGAGGCGTCAGCTTATCTGGCCGTACAGTTGAAGAAAACCCCTGAAGCCGCCGCAGAGTTCGCAGCAAAAATGCAGGATGCTACAGGGACCGCTTCTAATGACATGATGGGGCTGTTTGATACCATCCAAAAAGCCTTTTATATGGGGGTGGATGACACCAATATGCTGGCTTTCTTTGGTAAGACCAGCTCTGTCTTGAAGATGGTCAACAAGGATGGACTCACTGCCGCCAGAGCATTAGCCCCAATCTCGGTCATGATGGATCAGATGGGGATGCAGGGTGAAGCATCAGGTAACGCATTACGTAAGGTGTTTCAGGCAGGCTTTGACGGCAAGAAGATGAATGCCGCCAATAAGTTACTGGGTAAAAAAGGTATTAAGCTCGATTTTACCGACGGTAAGGGCGAGTTTGGTGGTCTGGATAATATGTTTAATCAACTCCAGAAATTACAGTCACTGACTACCAAGCAAAAAACCACCATTATCAAACAGATATTTGGTGATGATGCAGAAACACTGCAAGTGGTAGATGCCCTTATTACTAAAGGTAAAACCGGTTATGACGAAGTATTGCAGCGGATGAATAAGCAGGCGACGCTGCAGCAACGTGTTGATGCTCAGTTAGGTACGCTTACCAACTTATGGGAAGCCATGACAGGCACCGCAGTAAATGGACTGGCCGCAATTGGCGGGGCATTCGCGGGTGATGCAAAACATGTGGTGACCTGGCTGGGGGATTTAGCCGAGCGGTTCAGCGACTTTGCAGCGACTAACCCTGAGGTTATCCGTGGAGCTATTGGCCTTGCTGCTGGGTTTGTTGTCCTGAAGTTGAGTATGCTGGGTGTGAATATTGCTCTTGGGCTGATAAGTAAAACTATCGGTATGAGTCCCATTGGTATGATTATTCGTATTGTAGCGATGGGCGCAGGGTTAATACTGGCTAACTGGGGAACTCTTGGCCCGTGGTTTAAAAATATGTGGGACTCAATTACCGGTTGGTTCAGCACTGCGTGGGAATTTATCAAGGAGTGCAGCGCAACAGGCTGGCAGTTTGTCAAAGACCTATTTTTCAACTACCACCCACTAGGCATTATTATTGAGAATTGGGAGCCGATAGTTGGCTGGTTTAAAGATATGTGGGAGCGCGTCAGCGTTTATATTGAGCCAATCCTCAATGCGATGAATAAAGTGAAAGGGTGGGCTAATGATGGTTGGGATTATGTTTTCGGTGACGATAATAGCGGACACCCCGCTACGCAGGGATTATCACCGCAATCCAATAATTACCTACTATCTAGCCAAAGCCAGCAGAAAGTTAACGGCGAAATGACGGTTAAGTTTGAAAACGCCCCGCCGGGCATGAATGTGGTCAGCACCCAAAGTAATCAGTCTGGTTTTGGGATGGGTTATGATGTCGGTTACAGTCGGTATGCCTATCCAAAATAAAGGAGTGATCGTGAGACTCATTGTGTTAGTGATTTCATTATTGAGTGCAAATATCGCCTATGCAGTTTGCAACTCACCTGTTACTGAACAGGGGTTACTCCATTCCATTGGGGTGGCCCCGGCAAATCATAAAGCCAGTAACGAGAATGGTGCGGTTAAACATACATATCATTTTAGAAAAGGCGGCTCTGCTGAAGACGTTTTTGCTGATGATAGTGCTTCATGGGAGCCTGATTTTAATATTGAAATCATCAACCCCGTCTGCATAAGCAAAGTGAATGTTGTGTTTTATGTGGATGATGCTCAAGCAAAAATAAGTAGCAGTAATATTAAATTTGCCGGTAATGCTTATGGCTATCTGACAGGGGCAGATGTGGCGATATTCCACAATCAATTGAATAAGCTAAAAGAGGTTCAATGGTTCAAGCCATCCACGGATCGGGTTGATATGTACTTCTGGCGAAATGAAGGGAAGCCAGAACTTTATACCATTGGCTTCACGTTTAAAGGGGTTTAAATCCCGATAGAAATTAAAGTTCTTTCTGACCCACTTCGGTGGGTTTTTTTATGCCCGGAGAGTGTATGAGCTGGAAAGATAAGCTATTACCGGCCTCGTTTCGTGGGGTGCCATTTAAAACGCAGGATGATGAGGCCACGTTCGGGCGCAGGACGCAAACCCACGAATACCCCAACCGCGATAAGCCATATTCCGAAGATCTGGGACGGGTGACGCGGCGCGATACCATTTCTGCCTATCTGATTGGTGATGATTACCAGGCACAACGTGATCAACTGATCACCGCTATTAATCAGGCCGGGCCGGGGAAACTGATCCACCCGCAGTATGGCGAGTTAAATGTCTGTATTGACGGTGAGATCAGGGTTAGCCATAGCGCGGCTGATGGCCGCATGTGCACTATCAGTTTTAACTTTGTTGAAGCGGGTGAACTCTCTTTTCCTACCTCCGGTGTGGCCACTGGCCAGAAGCTGGTCTCCTCCTGTGATGCCATGACCGATTGTGTCACTGATGCATTCGGTCAGGATTTCGGGCTGGAGGGCATGGCTGATTTTATCCAGAACGGCGTGATCAGTGATGCCAGCGATATGATGAATAGCGCCATTAAAACCTTTGATGGTGTGAATTCAGCGATTGCTGACGCGGGTCGCTTACTGGATGGTGACCTGTCGGTGCTGCTGATGCCACCCAGTTCCGGCATGAATTTCGTTAACCGGCTGCAACGCATGTGGCGTTCGGGTAACAGTCTGCTGGGTAACAGCGACGACATTATCAATAAGATTAAGGGGTTGAGCGGGTTTACCGTTGGTCGTGATCTGGCGCCACACGGGGTATGGAAAACCGACAGCAAAACCATTCAAACCCAGACCACCCAGCGCAATGTGGTGGCGCAAGCTATCCGCACCACCGCCCTGACTGAGGCCGCGCAGAGTGTGGCTGATTTACCACAGGCCCGCCCGCCATTGACAGCAACAGTGACCCCACAGGCGCAACTGCCGCTGGTCACTCATCCGGCGGTGACGTCGCTCAGTGACGCAGTAGCTGCTACCCCGCCCGTGACCTACGAGGCATTGACGACGATCCGCGACACTCTCAATACCGCCATTGATCAGGAGCTGCTGCGGGTGACGGATGATGCGCTGTTTCTGGCGATCAACACCGTGCGTTCTGATGTGAATCGCGATATCAGTGTGCGGCTCGAGCAGATAGAGAAAACCACCTTGCGCACGCCAGATGAAGTGCTGCCCGCGCTGGTGCTGGCGGCGGACTGGTATGACTCGGCGGCGCGTGAAACTGACATCATCGGTCGCAACAAAATCACCCATCCCGGCTTTGTGCCAGTGAAAACACTACAGGTACCTATTCGATGAATAATGATGTCACGTTGCGGGTAAATGGCCGTGAGTGGGTCGGCTGGACTTCGGTCTCTATCTCGGCGGGTATTGAGCGCCTGGCCCGCGACTTTAATGTAGAAATTACCCGCCAATGGCCTGGTAGTGAAGAGGCCGGACACCTGCAGCCAAGAGTGAAAAAGGGCGATGCGGTTACGGTGCTGATCGGTACTGACCTGGTGGTCACCGGCTATATTGATGCCACGCCAGTGCGCTATGACGCCCGCTCGGTCTCGGTGGGCATTGTCGGTCGCAGCAAAACCGAAGACCTGATCGACTGCGCCGCGCTGATAACCCAATTTACCGGGCGCTCTTTTGTCCAGATTGCCACCCAGCTAGCCGCGCCTTTTGGTGTATCGGTGGTCAATGCCGGAGTGGAAAACACCCCGATGCAGGGGTTGCAGGTGGATTACGGTGAAACTGTGGTGGATGTGCTGGATAAGATGATGGGCATTCAGCAGGTGCTGGCCTATGACAATCCAGCCGGCGCACTGGTGATTGGCCCGGTGGGGGCTTCTCGCAGTGTCACCGCGCTGGTACTGGGTGAAAATATTATCTCCTGTGACACCGAACAGAGTATCAAAGACCGCTTTTCTGAGTACGTGGTGGCGGGCCAGCGGGCAGGCAATGACGACGACTTTGGCGCTGCCACCACTAATGCCATCCGGGCGAAAACCATTGACGGCGGCGTCAGCCGCTATCGCCCGATGGTGATCAAGCAGAGCGGTAATGCCACCGGCGGCTCGGTGATTGAGCGCAGCCAGTTTGAGATGCTACGGCGGGCCGCGCGTACCGATGAAGTGACCTATACAGTGCAGGGCTGGCGGCAGGGGAACGGCGATTTGTGGTCGCCCAATCAGCTGGTGACGGTGTTTGATCCGGTGCTGGGTTTTAACAATCGCGACATGTTAATCGCAGAAGTGACCTACAGCAAAAACGAGCAAGGAACCATTACTCAGCTGCGGATCGGCCCCGCCGATGCCTACCTGCCAAAACCGCCCAATCCGCACAAACAGCGGCGCAAAAAAGCCGAAGAGGAGGAGTTCTAATGAGTCGATTGCTGGCGAATTTTCAGCGCGGGTTATCCAATATGCTGGTGCGCGCGGTGGTGCGTCGTCTTGATTCCAGCAGTAAAAACCAGATGCTGCAAATCCAGATGATTGCCGATGAGTTGAAAGACAACATCGAACATCTGGAACCTTATGGCTTTACCAGCGCCGCCCACACAGGCTCGGAGGCGTTCGCCGCTTTCCCCGATGGCGACCGCTCGCATGGGGTGGTGTTGGTGGTGGCCGATCGCCGCTACCGAATTAAAGGGCTGGAGTCTGGCGAGGTGGCCATTTATAGCGATGAGGGCGATAGCATTATTCTCAAGCGCGGTAACCAAATAGAGCTGAACACCAAACAGTTTATTGTTAATGCTGAGGAAAAAGCAGTATTCAACACGCCACTGATTGAAGCCAGCGGTCAGATCAAAGCTCAGGGCAATATCGAGTCTGCGGCTAATGTTCAAGACAAAACCGGCACTATGGCATCGATGCGCGGCCAGTTCAATTCGCATACTCACCCGCACGGTGAACCCAATACCGACGCGCCTAACCAGAAGATGGAGTAACCGATGATCCTGATGGTGAATGGTCAACAACAATCAGCCTCTATGCCCACCGATCCCCTAACACGCGCGGTGATTATCTCTCTTTTTACCTGGCGTCGCGCTGATCCGGATGATGATGCAGAGCAGCCCATGGGGTGGTGGGGTGATACTTATCCCACGGTACAAAATGACCGTATCGGCTCCCGACTCTATTTACTCCAGCGCACCACCCTGACCCATAACACGATCGAGCTAGCAAGAGGCTACTTAGAGCAGGCACTCGCTTGGTTAAAAGAGGACGGTGTAGTTTCACGAATCACCATCAATGTGCAGCGGCGCGGCACCGATATATTGACCGCCGAAATAACCCTGTACCGCAATGATGGCGGTTCTCAGCTCATCACTTTCGATGATTTATGGAGTGCACTCAATGGCTGACAGCGGATTTAACCGCCCAACCCTTCCCCAGCTTATTTCGCAAATCCGCAGTGACCTTAGCTCCCGCTTCCAAACTGATGCCGTGCTGCGCCGTACCGACACCGAGGTGTACAGCCGGGTACATGCGGCGGCGGTGCATACGGTTTACGGCTATATCGACTATCTGGCGCGCAACCTGCTTCCGGATCAGTGCGATGAGGAGTGGTTAGCGCGCCACGGCAATATGAAGCGCTGCCCGCGCAAAGCGCCCTCCACCGCCACCGGTTTTGTGCGCTGGGAGGGGGTCACCAACGGTATTGAAGTGCCTGCCGGCAGAGTGATTCAACGTGATGATTTGCAGGAGTACACCACCACGGCAGCGGCGACCTCTATTGCGGGTGTTCTGCGGGTGCCAGTGATCTGCTCAGCCGTTGGTACGCTGGGAAATACTGACGATGGTATCAGCATGGTACTGACCCAACCGATTAACGGCCTGCCATCATCTGCCGCCGCTGACAGCATCGAGGGCGGCACTGATGTGGAGCCAGTGGACGAGTGGCGAGCACGTATCATTGAGCGCTGGTATTACACCCCACAGGGTGGCGCAGATGGTGATTACATTATCTGGGCTAAAGAGGTGCCTGGTGTTACCCGCGCCTGGACTTATCGCCACTGGATGGGAACTGGCACGGTCGGTGTGATGGTGGCCAACAGCAATCTTGAAAACCCTATTCCGGATAACGCGGTGGTCAGCGCGGTGCGCGATCACATCTTACCGCTGGCTCCGGTGGCGGGGGCCAGCCTCTATATCCTTGCGCCAGTGGCAAAAGTGGTGCCGTTCCATATTCGCCTCACGCCAGATACGCCAGAAGTGCGCTATGCGGTTATCGCCGAACTACGCGCTATGTTTCTGCGTGATGGGGTGCCTGGGGGAACACTGGATCACTCGCGTATCAGCGAGGCTATCAGTATCGCCACTGGGGAATATAAGCACGTTCTGGTCAGCCCGACCGATGATATACCGCTGGCCGCGACTGAGCTGCCCATTGTGGGAGATCTAACGTGGACTTAATCGATAGCTATAGCCAGTTATTAACCAACCTGCTGCCGCGTGGCCCGGCGTGGGAGGGGGATGATCCCCTACTGCTGGGGCTTGCACCGTCTTACTCCCGCGTCCATCGGCGTGGGGATGGTTTAATGGTGGAAGTTGATCCACGCACCACCACCGAATTGATCGACCGCTATGAACAATTAACCGGCTTGCCGGATTCATGCGCACCGCCTGGCGTACAGACCTTGGCCCAGCGGCAACAGCGACTGGATGCAAAAATTAATGTCACTGGCGGGATTAACAAGGCGTTTTATCTGGCACAACTGGCGGCATTGGGCTATCCGGATGCCACTATCACCCAGTTTGAAAGTGATGTTTTTCGCTGCACTTCGACCTGCATTGATTCGCTTTATGCAGAAGAGTGGCGCTACTGGTGGCAGGTCAATATGCCGAATGTCACCCAGATAACCGACATGACCTGCGCCTCAGTTTGCAGCGACAGCCTGAGAACATGGGGCGACACCACCGCTGAATGCGTCATTAACAAACTTTGCCCATCGCACACCTATGTGACTTTTCTTTATCCGGAGTAACTCTTTATGCATCGTATTGATACCCCAACCGCCCAGGTTGATAAATTTGGCGCGGGCAGGAACGGCTTTACCCGTGGTAACCCACAGACTGGCGTACCGGCCACGGCTTTGGATGATGATTATTTTGATGCTATCCAAGAGGAACTGGCTGGCATAGTGGAAGCTGCTGGTATTGTTTTAGACAAAAGCAATCGTGCCCAGGTACTGGCCGCAATAAAAAAATTAATTGGCAGTGAAACCGACACTAAATATCTAAAGACAGGTAACAACCTGGTTGAAATTAAAAACGCCGGTGCCGCCGCAGTCGCAGCTGCTCGCACAAACCTTGGTGTATCTCCCCACGGATTTTCCCGTTTTACATCAAGCGGAAGCTTTACCGTTCCTGCCGGTGTTACTCATATTTTTGTGAGTGGCTGCGCAGCTGGAGGTGGCGGGGGTTCCTCACTCGCCACTAACAGCAGTTCTTTCGTCACGGGTGGTTCTGGTGGTGGTGCTGGTCAGCCAGCTCTGAATGTACCAATCACTGTCACGCCGGGCCAAGTTATCCCGGTAGCGATCGGTACTGGCGGCACAGGTGCAACGGCAGCAACGAATAATGCTACAGCGGGAGGTAATACTCAGCTCGGAGCTGGAGGATCATTGATGAATCTAGGCGGTGGTTCTCCAGGCCTAATAGGTGGTGGCGGCACCGGATTCCCAGGCGACTATGGTGGCCCAGCTGGTGGCTCAGGTTATCCAGCTGGTGGCCCCGCTCAGAATACGACTTCATTCTCAGCAACCACGGCTACTGGTGGACAGGGTGGTCAAGGTGCAGGCGGGCCTTTTGGTCAGGCTGGTCCCGCAGCGCGAGGGTCGACAAACAATAGCATTGGTGCTGCCGCCGGGTATGGTTATGGTGCTGGCGGGGGGGGGGCGGGCGGCGCATACAGGTCTACTGTCAGCGCACCTGGCGGAGCTGGCGCATCGGGTTTGGACGGCTATCTTGTAATTGAATGGTGATTAGAATGAGTAAATACGCATTGATTGAAAACGGCACAGTAATCAACGTTGTTCTTTGGGACGGCGTTGAGTTTAATGAAAAAGATGGTACTGGGTGGATTCCTCCTGAAGGCGTCATTGCCGTAAAGGTAAAGGAGGGCGAATTCCCTAATATAGGTCTCAGCTACGTTGATGGTGTGTTTGAGCAGGAATTTCCAGATGAGGTTGTGATCTCTCCAGTTGAGCAACAGGACAGCTAACTGAAATGTAAAACACAAAACCGGGCTTATTTGGCCCGGAAATTAAACTTTAGGTACTAACCTTCGTTCTGCAATTAACCGATAGTCATCTTCTAATCGATCGGAGAGTGTGAATTCACTACCATCAATTGGCTTGAGTTTCCTCATCCCGTCCCACCACAAAAGCCTGCCATCACTATTGATTAAACGTTTGGCCCATTGGGGGGCGCGGATAAAATCATTTTCAGTTCCGGTCATTAATTTCCATTCCATCACAACGAATTTCCTTACGGTATGACCATGATTTATGCGAGCAATAAGGATAATGGCATTCGTTCGAGGCTTTCAAATTGGTTCGACAGATCAATAATGAAAGATTGATCGTTTAAAACGATCGTTGAGATTTATCAGGTTTATAAAATACAAAGCCGGGCTTAATTGCTCGGTCTATTCTAGGCACAAATGGGGCAAAACATTTTCATATATGTGTAGATTTGTGCGTAGTTGCATTTTTGAGGGTTGTGTTAAATAGCTGATATTTCACGATTGTGCAGGTATGTGCAGAGTCACTATACATAGGCTCAACACTGAATAGAAGTGTTGAGCCATTCAGCTTATCCTTTAGGCATTTCTCTACATACAGAATCGTAGATACTGATAATAGAATCTATAGCTTGGTGTATTTCATCTTCACGCATGGCATAAATAGTCGCATGAGCTTTACCTTCATCACCCTGCGCGGGCTTACGAGTTAACGAGGCGGATAACTCTGTAAACTTTTCCCTTAGATGTTCAGGGAGATCGACGTCAGGATTTATATGGGAGAGGCTAAAAATATAGGCATTTAAGAGCCTTTCTTGTTGGGTCCCGAAACCAGCCAAGCTATGAATTGCTGTGTGAAATTTTTCCCATCCGTAACGATATTGCATAAGTATATCCACCTAGAGATAAAGTTGATTACACAGACATAAAAAAGCCCCAACATTTCTGAAGGGGCTTTTTGATTTTTAATGGAGCCGCGTATCTTTTGCGTATCCTTTTTGGTCTAAACTAGGTCAGTGCTTCGTCCGGTCATTTATCATAAGTTACTGGTTTATATGATACTGTCCGGTCACTGTCCTATCAAAAGTGGTGGAGCTGGGGGGATTTGAACCCCCGTCCGAAATTACTACGCCGTCGGCACTACATGCTTAGTCCAGTCATTACATTCGCCGGTTAGCTGCGGACGGACACGCCACTAACAAACTATCCTGATTGGGTTTAACGCTTTCACCCCAGGCAAGGTGTCCACGCGATCTCTTTTAGGTTTGACCTCTCTTGATCCCCGTCCTAAGAGCGGAGGCTAGGGAGAGAGGGAATCTTCAGTTTCTTAGGCTGATTAAGCTGCTAAAGCAGCAGATTCGTATTGCGAGTCGTTTGCAATTATTTTTTTTGCGGTTTTTTACGAGGCCTCCGCACCTCGGCATGCACCTTGGGTTTCGCAAATCCCGTCGAATCCAGAATCAGCCCCAAAGAACTTATTTAGTATACCAGAACTATCGCCTGTTAAGCCAGTGACTTAACGATTAGCATGTTTCATTATTCTGGCTTTATCAACCTGCCACTCACGATCTTTGATGTCATCGCGCTTATCGTGATCTTTTTTACCTTTTGCGACACCGATTTTAACTTTAACCCACGCATTTTTCCAATACATGGAAAGGGCAACTACAGTAAAACCGTCGCGGTTAACTTTGCCGATCAGCGAATCTAGTTCGCGTTTATTCAGCAATAATTTGCGTGTACGCATTGGTTCACAGACAACATGAGTTGAAGCGACGTTAAGCGGTGTAATGGTTGCCCCGAATAGGAAGGCTTCACCGTTTCTAAAAGTGACGTAGCTATCACTGATGTTGGCTTTACCAGCACGCAGGGATTTTACTTCCCAACCTTGCAAAGAGAGGCCCGCTTCGAACTCTTGCTCGATGAAGTATTCGTGGCGGGCGCGCTTGTTTTGCGCAATGGTTGCGGAACCAGGTTTGTATGCTTTTTTCTTTGTCATAATGTTGATCAT